TGTCATCCCAGTACGTCCTCACCCCCTCCTGCTGTCTCGCCCTCTCCTCCCTCCTCTTCACCAGCCCATACACCCACCTCACCTTCACCGTCCACGCCTCCTCTGGATACCCCCTCATCCTCCGTAAAAACATCCGACACTGCTCCTCACTCCACCCAGCCACTCTCTCCTCCCACTCCCCCCTGAACACTGCACTCACATGCAACCTCGTCCCCATCCCCCTTCATCCAGCACTGTCTCCCCTCGATACTATCACCACCAGTCAAGACTTGACACCCCAATTACGCTTTACCTAACCCCCCCCTTACCTGTAGCCACCTCAGCTACCCACCTCGCCGCCTCCCGCAAACACTCCCATACCGCTCCTAATTCCTAAGCGGCTACACCTACATAGCCACACGCGGCCGTTCCCCCATAGGGGCGTAGCTACCCGGGGTGGCCCGGGCCCGTGCAACCAGCCAGTCCCTGACTGCCTTTCCACCGGATGCACAATCCGCCTGGTTGCACACTTATTACTGTCACCGCTACATTATGACTAACGCCTAGCTACATTGTCGGCCTTATGTGTCATTAACACAACACCGACCCAGACCTTCCGCGATATGTCTACCTGAGGCATCCGTAAGGTGACAGAGAGGTAAGAGAGAGATAGACGAGGTAGACGCTTTAGACACAACGTCTGCGAAGCAGACGGCGTAGGAAGCGCCACAGAGTTACGTTTGGTGTGGATTAATTGATTAAGGCTGTTCTGTTCAAGGATTAGGGGTTAACTAGGTAACCATAAGGCAGCCATTAAGTTAGACGTTGAGGTTGACTTAGAGGTTGAGAGTTAGCAGGGGATGAGCAACAGGGTTCGGCTACGCCTCACCCCTGCGAGAATGTATGAACAGCCGGAACAGCCTTTAATCAATAAGACACAACCAAAGGTAATGTTGTGGTGCATCCTGCGCCGACTGCGTTGCAGTCGTTGCCGATTAGTGGTAGCGCGGTTAACGCAGGCAGCGATGAGTCAGACCTTGGTTAACTAAAAGGATGAGGAGTGAAGACTGACGATGTGTTGAACAAGCCGAAGGCGCGGCTGGGGTGTGGTTGAGGCGTTGGTGGCTGAGGCAGCGTTGGGGGGCTGAGGGTGTGGTTGCGGGAAATTCACGAAAAGCAACCAAGCGGATTTTGGGGATGAGGAAGCAGTGAGGGCAAGGGTGCTGCAGCTGTTGATGTACGTGGTGATACAGGCAGTGTGCGGCTGTGGCGGCGGCAACGGTTGACGGATGGCAAGGGCTGTGGTGACAATGCAGGGACAGCCAGCGATGGCTGATGACGCACACTTTGCAATTGAGACCATGGTCAACCGCTCCTATCCCGGTTTCGTCGACGTCTGCTGGCCCGAGAGCCTGACGCTGCGTCGTCTGCAGCTGGGGGTCAGCCCTGTTTGCTGGCGTCTGTCTGTCTTCCTGACGACGTGGCAGCACTGGAGCCGCTGCCCTGAGCTTCGCGTTGAAGCCGGGCGGATCCGCTTCTGCCTGCTTCTGCCTGCTGGGCTGCTGCCTGGCTGGGCTCCACGGTTCACCTACAGCTGGTTCCCTGGCTGACGCTCCTACTGAGGCCGTCTGGCCTCTCTAGGAGCCTCAAGGGCTCCCAACGTGAAACCTTGCAATTGAGACCATGACCCATCGTGTTACCGGCACCGGCCTTGTGACCCTGGCCCGTGACTTTGCCGATGCTCCCAAATCAACCATGGTTGCCGCGGCCGGCTACAGCCGCGCTGACGGCCGGCTTGAATGGACTGCCTTCTACGAGGCTCTGCTGGCTGCCAAGGGCATCAGCCCTGTCGTCAGCCGGGATGAGGATGAGGATTACGAGGAGCTGAGCGACGATGCCAAAGGGCTGTATGACGCCATCCACGATGCTGTGGGTGAAAAGTGGGATCACACTGAGTTGATGGACTTCCTCAGCGAGGTTCAGGATCTCGGGATCGAGACTGCAGCAACCTTTGAGGATGCGTTCACCTATCAGTGCGACGACACGTGGCACTGGCAACGTGACTTCATCATTGACTACGTGCTGAACAGTGATTTCACCAACGACGCCGGGTTGTACAGCTGGCTGGTGATCGACTACGAAGCCACCTGGGACAGCGCGCTGTGTTACGACTACAGCACGATCGAGTTTGACGGGTCGGTTTACGTGTTCCGCAACGTCTGAGGCCTGTCTGCGGCCCTCTGTTGCCACCGTTTGACCCTTGCCGCACCGATTCCCCTACTGAGCCCTGCGGGGCTCTCTAGGGGCTTCTCCGAGCCCCTGACGTAAACCTTGCAATCAGACCAATGAGAAAGACCGAAGCTCGCATGATCCAAGCCATCCGGGATCTGCTGGGGATGGCCGACCATGACGGACGCAAGCTGAAGTGTGGCAACACTGAGGTTTCCCAACATCACCACGGCATTGCGCACACTCCCGGTTATCAGCGCATCATCAGTGTGCGGTTGCATGGCAATGAGATCGCTGCCATCCGGCCCATTGAGGGAACAGTGTGGATCTCGGACTGTGGCTGGCAGACCGTCACCACAAAAAGCCGGCTGAACGTGTTGATCGGCTGCCTGACTTGTCACGGTGGCGACGCCGGGATCAGCCAGCGACGTGGCCAATGGGTGCAAGTGAACAGGGGCGCCGCTTACGCGTGGAAGGGCCAGGACGTGTTCCCGCTTGCCCTTGACGCTGATAACTGGATGCTGCAACAGGCTGAGCGCATCGCTGCCTGATCAATCAACCGTAAACCTTGCATTTCAGAACCATGCCGAAGCTCACAACGCTGCCTCAGCCGACTCCTGTCAAGCTCTGGAGCCGTGATCACAAACCATCGCCGCAACTGGCCGCGGCCATCATGGCAGGCATACGGCAGCTGGATGCCCTCGGGGCTGATCAACACGCCGACTATTGGATTTGCGATCTACATCGCGTCGATGGCCATCCCATTGATTGCCGCTGGACTGATGGCGCTCTGGCGCTGATTGAACGGGACGTGATGCAGGCAGAACTGCAGACCGGCCAGACCGCTCGACGGTTGCTCTGAGGCCTCTTGGCAGGCCTCTCAGCAGCCCTCGGCTGCCCTGTTCACCTTGTATCCCGGACCATGAGAGCACTGATCGCCGCGGCCATGGTGGCCGCCACCGCAACGCCAGCCATGGCTGACACATTCAGCACCTATCAGCTGGGTGGGACCACGTACACCAACGGCCGCATCGGTGGCTTCGGTGGCCGCTCTGTTGAGGCCTCCAGCTACCAGCTGGGCGGTACCACGTACACCAACGTCAGGACAGGCGGTTTCGGCGGCCGTAGCTACAGCTGCAGCAGCACAATGCTGGGCGGTACAACGTACACAAACTGCCACTGATTGATGGACACCGAGACCCTGATAGCCCACCACGTTGAGGCCTTGGTGGGCCTTGGCTGGCGATGGGAAGGTCGCGGCCTTGTGCCCGGCGGATACCACGCCCAACGGTTGACGGCGAATGACACATCCCAGCCCTCAACACTGATTAAACATTCACCAGAGGATAGCCACCGTGAGACTTAACATTGTCGGGATGTTTTTAGGTTTAGCGATTGGCGCTCTTTGTATCAACGCCGGTAGCCCGGACTTTTTCACCCCAAAACATGCGTTTCTCTTACATTCCACTCTGGGTTCCCGTTGACTTTTACCTGGCCATCAGTGCCAGCCGCAGGCGGTTACTGGAGGTTCCAACACTGTCGGAATGCGCGATCAGGGATGATCACAGGGCATTCCGATTTGAGTGTTGCGTCCTGTTGCATGTTTGCTGCATCGTTGACGTAAAGCGGATCACATTAAACGCAGTCAACCAACAACGTCAACCATTGCCGTAGGGTGCATTTGGTAAGTGAACCTTGCAATGCCTCAACTATCTGCTCTGCGTGATGCCATGCGGCTCTGCCGTCAGGCTTCACCCCAAATCCGCTGCTCACAGGTTGATTTCCTGCTCAGCGTTGCCCTCAGTCCTGGCCGCACCCAAACCGAGCTGGCCACGGAATGTGATCTCACCCTGGCTGCGGTCTCTCGGGCCGTTGACGTGATGGGTGAAAGCGGCAGACGTGATGGCCTCTCGGGCCGTCTGGGCTTCGTTGAAACCAGACGCACCAAGGCAGATGACCGCATCCTGCAAGTGTTTCTGACACCATCCGGCGAACAGTTTGTATCACTCTTGGAGACTCTGACTTATGGCGGTTCGTTATCGCGCTGATCGCAACAAGTGGTTTGCCATGGTTGGTAGAGATACCACCAGGATCAGCCGCTCATTTGACACTGAAGCTGAAGCCACTCAATGGGAGGCTGACGCCAAGGCTGGCCTGATCGAGTTGGCCCGCCGTGATGTTGACAACGTTGAACAGACGGCATCGCAGGGCACCATCGGCCACGTGCTGCGGATCTGCGCCGGCCTGGACTGGGCTGGCAAGGATCAGAGCCAGGTGGAGAACGGTCGCCGTCTGGTGCGGATGCTGGGCAAGGCCACCACGCCCGACCAGATCACCGCCACGGTGCTTGACGATCTGGTGGTGCAGCTGCGCAGCCAAGGCCTGGCCAACGGCACGATCAACCGCTACCTGAGCGCCCTCAGCGTGATGCTGAAGCGTGCCCAGCGGCTCGGGATGATCACCACCATGCCGTTGTTCCCGGAGCGCCGGCTGCTCAAGGAAGCGGAGCCCCGTGATCTGGTGCTGCCAGATGAGTGGTTTGCTGAGCTACTCGACGGCCTGGAGAGGGCAGAACAACGCCGATCCGTTGCTCTGACCCTGTTCCTCTGGCACATGGGTTGCCGTGTTGGTGAGGCCATCGCCCTGCAGTGGGATCGTGTTGACCTTGATCGGAAACGCATCAGTTTCGTAAAAACGAAAGGCTGTATGCCACGCACATTGCCCATCCCGCGGGAGGTGCAGGGCCTGCTCAAGGCCATGCGTGCAGCAGGCGGTGAGCGCGTCTTTGGCATGTGCTACGAGTCCTATCTGCAGCACTACACCGATGCCAAAGAGGCCGCGGCCGATCGCCTTGGCCTCGGCCCCGAGGTGCGCAAGGAATGGGTCATCCACACGCTGCGGCACACATGCCTAACAAGGCTTGCGCAGCGTGGCTGGTCAGCTCCTGCTATCTCACAATGGGCTGGCCACAAATCACTGGCTGTGACGCAGCGGTACGTGCATGGTTCAGCTATCAACCTGGAGGCGCTGATGGAATGTTGAACGCTGTCCAGAGGGTGAGACTTGGTTGTACACCCAGCAGCCGGTTGTACAACCAACACCCTTGAAAACCCAGCGGGGGTCTAGCAATCTGGTGAATGCAGCGGACTCATAATCCGCATTGAGATTGCCACCAGTCAAGCATCAGGCCACCACTGGGATCCTCACTGAGATCCCTGAGAATGCTCGATCATCCATCAAACGCAGTCAAGCAACCAGATTTAGGGCTGCGTCAACGTCAGATCGACCTTGAAAACTGGTGTCGCAACGTCGGCGCTGACCGTGTACTTGCACCCGGTTGGGAGAAAGGTGCCGCCAACTGCCTGGCTGACCGTATCGCTGCGATCTACCTGAAAAAGGTACGTGAACTGCAGAAGCTAGGCATGAGACGACCTGGCAAAGCTGCTCACATTTGGTCACTCATGCACAGTGACATTGCAGTCGATCATGTTGCTATTGAAAGCCTGCTCTATGTGTTGACCAGCTCCAATGAGGATCGGCCCTTCAACCAAGTGGCTTCGATGATCGGCAAGCGGGCTGAATACGTCCTCTGGTTGACCCATCCCTCATGGGGCAGGAGCCAGCACCTACGCGCCCTCAAGCTGGCCTCCAACAACGACCTCGGCATGAAGCTGATCATCCAACGGCTTCGTGACAAGGGCTTTGACAAGGCAGCCGACTACACCCCGCTCACCCGCCTTGAGCGTGCTGCTGTTGGTGCCTTCTTCCTGGAGTGCATCGTTGAGAGCACGCACTTGATCGAGATCGGGATGCAGACCACGGCCAAGGGCAGGCGCAAGATCATCCGCCCCACCACCCTGTTCTGGGAATTCCAGACCCGTTGGCGTGATGCCGCCAAGCTGTTTCGCCCGGTGCGCCTGCCGATGCTGGTGCCGCCGAAGCCTTGGACTGGGCATGACGACGGCGGCTACCTCACCTACGTCAGCCCGATCAGCACCGTGGCCTGGGAGCAGTGGCCCGCCACCATCCGGCACGCCACACCATGCGTGCTGGCCAGCCTCAACGCCCTGCAGCGGGTGCCCTACACCCTGGATGGGCAGCAGCAGGCCCTGACGCAAGCCGTCTGGAACCTGGGCCATGGCATCGGCAGCCTGCCTCGCCGTGACCGCCTCGATGAACCCGTTGATGCCTGGTACCGAGAGCAGGGGCTGGGCCCGAGCGCCTACTGGAAAGCGGTGTGGAAGTGGAAGTCAGACCAGCGCCGCAACCCTGCCCGCAGCAGCTTCATCAACGGTGTGATCGCCTGCGAAAAGCTGGCCGATGCTCAACAGCTGTACTTCGTCTGGACCATGGATCATCGAGGCCGCTGCTACGCCAAGGGAGCACAGATCAACGTGGCTTCTGCTGATCACCACCGCTCGTTGCTCCAGTTCCAGCAGCGCAGCCCCATCAAAGGCCACGAGAAGCAGTTCGCCTGGTCAATCGCTGGTGCCTATGGCCTGCCGTCTGATTGGAAGGTGCGCCATGACTACCTCAAGGGGATGAGCCAGGTCATCGACCGTTGCGGCGCTGACCCCCTCGGCAACCTGGCCTACATCGAGCAGGCCAAGGATCCCTGGAAGTTCATGCAGCTGGCCAGGGACTGGCACTGCTACCAGGACAACCCCGGCTACACCAGCGGCACCATCCACTGGTTGGATCAGACCTGCTCTGGCTGGGGTCACGTTGCCTGCCTCACTGGTGACGGCACCCTGGCCAAGTTCACCAACGTCACTGGCGATAGGTACAGCGATCTCTATGCCGGTCTCGGCTGGTTGGTAGATGGCCGCATCGACTGGCTGGCCAAGCAACCACAGGAAGACGAGCGGTACCTGAAGTGTCTGGAGTGGTGGCGTGATCACCCCATCCCACGATCGTTGTGGAAGTCAAGCCTGATGCCTGTCATCTACGGGCGCAGCTACCGCTCACTGGCTGAGACCATCAGCTTGTACCTGCGGGATGAGATCGAAGACTTCCTCACGGATCAGGGTCTGCCGGTCATGGGCCTGGCCCGCACCCTGGCCAGCGTGATCAACGACGTGATCAACGAGGCCCTGCCCAACGTCAAAGAGGTGAGCCGGTGGCTACGTGCTGTTGCTGATCTGCAGATGGATGCTGGCCAACGTCCGCACTGGCGCACACCCAACGGCATGACCATCGAGTGCTGGGCCACTGATACAGAGAAGCAACGGTATGAGCTGCGTCTGTCAGGCCGGGTGATCAAGATCAACATGCGTGAGTACAGCGGCAAGGGATTCAACCGCCGTGCTGTACGTGGCCGGCTGGTACCGGACTACGTGCATAGCCAGGATGCTGCGTTCCTGCAGCGGTTCGTGTCCCACTGGCAGACCTACGACCACCCCATCACCACCGTGCATGACTGCTTTGGCACCACGCTTGAGAACGTGGGCACGATGCGGAAGGAATTGATGGATCAGTGGCATCGGTTCTATTCGGTGGACTACATGACCCAGCACCAGGGGATGGTGACGATGGAACTGGATCAGCCGGTCCCAGATCCACCGATTGTTGGCACGTTGGACCGCGGCACCATCGGCGAGAACCCCTTCCTTTTCTGTTGATGCACTGTTGACACCGCTCAACATTGCAAGTACCATCATTGCAGCTGGCATTGCGGCATTCCTGGAGGAGGCTCGCATGTAAGACCAGCCCTCAACTGTCCCACTCAACTGTTACCTAACTGTGTCTGAACTGAAAGCACTGCAGCGCCAAAAGCACCTGACTCCCATTGGCCGCCACGTCTACGGCGCATTACTTGAACCCCGCACCAGCAGCTTTGGCAAGACTGAATGGATGTCAGCTCTTGTTCTCAGCGACGCTGACAGTGAGCCCCTCTTTGCTGTCATAGAGGAACTGCTGGCTGCCAAGCGCAACGAGAACAGCAAGTTCCCCACTGACAACAGCAAGCTCAAGCTCCCCTTCCGTCAGTCCGAGCGCAAGAACGAAGCCGGTGAACGTGAAGCGGTGGAAGGCGAGTGGCTCTGGTCCTTCGTCCGCCGGCTGGAGAAGAAAGGCCGGGAGGGTGAGACCGTCCGCAACACGCCACCTGTCATCTACGACAGCCTGGGCAACGTCGTCACCGGCAAGCTCAACATGATTGGCGGCGGCACCATGGGCAAGGTGGTGTTTGAGTCATACGTGTACGACTCACCCGCCAACAAGGGTGTCAGCTTCCAGCTGTGTGGCTTCCAGATCAGTGAGCTGATGGTGGCACCAGAGCAGAAGCTGGATCCGATCGAGGGTGGCAGCTTCGTGCTGGCCACCGAGGAAGCCGAGGTCGCGGCGCTGCTGGGCGGCAATGCTTGATCGGTACAACCGGCGCCTGCGCAGCCGGAAGGATCGAGAACACCGAAGCCAGCTGGAAACGCAAGTCGAGGAGGCCCTGCTACAGCAGGGCTACACCCCCTTGTATGAAACGGAAAAGTTTGGCTACGTCCTGCACCGCCAGTACCGGCCTGACTTCAAGGTGGGTGATGTGTACGTCGAGGTCAAAGGTTGGTGGCCACCGGCAGAACGGACCAAGTTCCTGGCGGTGATCATGAACAACCCTGGCCTCCCCATCTTTGTTGCACTGCAACGTCCTCACATGACGTTGAGGAAGCAAAGCAAGACAACGTATGCACAGTGGTGCAGCAAGTACGGCATTGCTTGGTGCCCCATCCCTATCCCACCTGAGTTCATGCAGCAATGGATGGCAGGAGCCAGACCCACATTCCATGCCCCGGCCCGGAATGCGAAAGCTCAGACGGAGCAGCCGTCTACCCAGACGGTTCTGTTTACTGCTTCGTCTGCGAACAACGCTACACAGAACACGGAGAACCTTGGACACAACGAATGAATCCAACAGCAAAGCGACTGCTCGGCAGTCTTCCACGCACCGACACCATCACAGCCAAGGCGTCATTGCTAACAGGCACTGCACCCACCAGCATTCGCAAGATCAGCAGCCGTACCTGTCGGTTGTATGGCTATGAGCTGGCAGCCTACAAGCGTGATGCTGCTGCTCAGGTTGCCAATTACAGGGATGAGAACGGACTGACCGTTGCTCAACACATCCGCTATGGCGAGAAGCAATTCGCCTGGCTAGGTCGAGAGAAGGGCATCAAGATTCAGCTGTTCGGCCAGCACCTGGGCAGCGATGGCGTACTCATCCTCACTGAGGGAGAGATAGATGCCATGTCTGTGTATGAGTGTTTGTATAAGCATCGCTCACTGTCCAAGTTTGTTGTTGCTTCTATCCCTGACGGTGCTGCCTCGGCCAAGAAATCTTGCACGGATCAACTCAGTTGGATCCTTGGTTTCAAGCGAGTTGTCATCTTCATGGATACCGATGAGCCTGGCCGCAAGGCTGCTGCTGATCTTGCCGCACTCATTGGTCCTACTGCTGCTGTCGCAGCCGGCTTCCCATACAAGGATGCCAACGAGGCATGGGTTGCTGATGACTATGCCTCAATCGTTGAGGCCATCAACAACGCCAAGCGCCAAAGGCCGGAGGCCATCGTTCATGCACCGGACCTGCTCGACAAGATCCTCAAGCCTGAGCACCGCTTCGGTCTGCCCTACCCATGGGAAGGCTGGAATGCGATGACCGAGGGCATGAAGCCTGGCCAGTTGATCATGGTCAGCGGCGGCACGGGCATCGGTAAGTCCCTGTTCACCCGCAGCATTGCCTTGAACCTGTGCAAGCAGGGCGTCAAGGTCGCCTACGTGGGACTGGAGGAGAGCTGCGAGACCAGCCTGGAGCGGATGCTGAGTGAAGAGCTGGGCTTCAGCCCTGGCTTCCACCTGGACACCGCCGAGAAGCGTGAGCAACGGGATCCGGCGCAGATCAAGGAAGCACTGGATCGGTTCGCTCCCAACCTGTATCTGTTGGATAAGTTTGGCAGCGATGACTTTGACTCATTTGTTGCCACCGTTAAACATTACGTGTTGGGCGAGGGCTGCAAGGTCGTTGTCCTTGATCACTTCTCATTGTTAGCTGATGGCATTGCGCTTGCTACTGATCAGCGGCGGGCTATTGATCGCTGCATCAAGGATCTCAAGACACTCTGCATCGAACTCAACTTCACGATGGTGGTCGTTTGCCACCTGTCGAGAGGCGGTGGCATCGGTCCTTCGCACGAAGAAGGCGGCGAACCCACGCTTGCCGAACTACGCGGATCTCATTCCCTAGCACAAATCCCCGATTTCGTGGTCATGTTGGTCCGTAACCCACGGTCGGAAGACAAGGTTGAAGCCAACACAACATGTGCCTGGTTGAAAAAGAACCGGGTCAAGGGTGAGCTTGGCCTGATGTCCAAGCTGCACTACCTACCCAGTTGCCGCTTCCATGAAATCACGCATTGACAATCCATCGGAAGGCGGACCGAACCCTGCCAACCGTGGCATCACCTACTCCGACGACCCCAAGCATCCGCTATGGCACATCAGTGTGAAGTTCCCGGACGCTCCTCCGATGAAGGAACTGATCAAGGCACCAACCAAACAGGCAGCGATGGTGTTCGCACAGGCGAAGTATCTGAACGCAGCGATCACGTTGATCAGTACCTCTCCAGTGCGGACCTCGATCCGAGTAAGGAGTACAAGATTACAGGCCAGGCCCTGAACATTCGGTACAACGTCGGAGTACGCAAGTTCAATGACAACCAACAAGAACACCAGTCAGCCCCCAAAGAGTGCTACCCCTATGAGTACGCCAGTGGATTCTGGAACGGATACGTCGCCGCAATCACCAGTGTCCGCGACGAAGTTAGGCGAGCTGTCCTTGATCGAAAGGTGCAGTGATGCTTACTGGTTTCTTGACTCGACTTACACTCTCACTTCTCAACATCGCATGTCGGCGGCTCTCGCGGTTGTCGTCGCTGACATCAAAAAGTGGGCAGACCATGCCGACAGACAAGGCGCCATCCTGTGTGCCGCAGCAATTCGTGGTGTCGCCGAGCGCATCCATGAAAAGCTACATCAGTGAAGGTCACTGGCTGAGTGATACAGCAACCGTGCAAGTGATTGAACGACAGGGGTTTACCTGCCTCTACATCGCAGGTGCCAAGGGAAAGTCCGCCACCTTCTACGACCCTGATGACATGGCCGTCTGGCTATTGGATCAGGGCCTCGACATTCAAGACCCGATCTGGGACTACATCGAACTGCTACCTACTACCTGATGGGACTCAACGTACTTTCACCCAAGTGTCCCAACTGCGGGACACTGATCACCGTGGTGGTTTTCACCAAGCGTGACCGCGAGAAGGCCAATCTGGTCAGGCGCCGGCACTGCAAAAGCTGTGACCACCGCTTCTACACAGCGCAGCCAGTGGAGCAAGTCGCCACTATCAAGTGGACGGGCTTCGGCGTTGAATCCACCCCAAGGGTGGTGACGCCATGAGGATCCTGCTCGACTCGGACATGCTGCTGTTCAGGGCAGCCTCAGCCACAGAGGTTGAGATCAAGCTGGACGATGACGTGTGGACCCGGCACAGCGAGCTGCCGGCGGCACGGGAAATGTACTGGCAACAGGTGGAGCTGTGGTGTGACCAGTTCGGCTGCAGCTACAACGATGTGTGGCACTGCTTCACGGATGCCAGCGCCTTCCGGCGTGAGCTGTTCCCCGAGTACAAGGCCAAGCGGAAGGGCACGCCGAAACCGATCGGGTACAAGCAGCTGCGATCGGAACTGATGGGCGAGAGCACGGCGTTCATGTTCCACCAGATCGAAGCGGATGACCTGCTGGGGATCTTTGCCACGATGGATGGCATGGAAGACGAGGTGGTGATTGCATCAGGCGACAAAGACCTGATGCAGATACCAGGAGTGCACGTATGGTTGGATCAGGAAACGACAGAGCAGACACATGAACAGGCTGAACGATTCACGTATGAGCAGTACCTTACGGGTGATGCAACCGATGGAGTACCTGGATGCCCTGGCATCGGACCCGTCAATGCCAAGCGCATCGTCGAATCATTCGACCTCAGCAAACCTGTGGATTGCTGGGAAGAGATTGTTCGGACGTATGAAACGAAAGGGAAAGTGGTCAACGCATCAGCGTATGCCACGCAACAGGCGCGACTAGTACGTGTACTCCGCGCTGGTGAGTACAACTTCGACACCCACAAGGTCAACCTATGGAATCCCCCGACGCCCTGAAGCGCATCGTTGCGCAAGGCATAACTGATGAAGCGTTGGATGCTCTCGATCAGCTGTTCCCTGAGCGCACACCTGAGTTGCAAGATTCAGTTGATCAGATTCGGTACGCTTCTGGTCAGAGGTCTGTCATTCGTTTTCTCAGGGGGTTGACCTGATGGCTGAGTACACCTACGACACATGGGCCGGTGGAGCTGTCAGGCCTGGCGCTAACGCCTGGCTAAGGGATGGATCCAACCTGATCAAGAACTTCAACCCTGGCGACACGATGAAAGCCGCCAACTCTCCTGGAGTTGGCTGGAGCTACGCCGGGGACTACAGCTACCAGACCACCAACCCCCGGTCGGGCAGCACCAACATGACCGGCAAGATGTGGCGGTACGACGGCCCGCCTGCCCCGGTCGCACCACCCGCACCACCGCCAGCAGTCACGGCTGGCCGCGGCAGTGCCAATGATCTGCCGTATCCCAATGACGGCAGCTACGACAATGTCATTGGCAACATCAACCACCAGGGCGCTGCCGGTGTTAGCGAAGCTGACTACTGGAAGCAGAAGCAGGTAGACGATGCAGCCGCCTACGCCAAGCAGCTTGACGCACTGAAGGTCAGCTCCGCCGAACAGCTGGAGGCTGTCAAGGCTGGCTCTGATCAACAGGTTGCCAGCCTGCGAGACCTGTACGCCAAGCAGCTTGACGCACTGAAGGTCAGCTCCGCCGAACAGCTGGCGGCTGTCAAGGCTGGCTCTGATCAACAGGTTGCCAGCCTGCGAGACCTGATGCTGAAGCAGCAGACCGGCTTCGATCAGCAGCTGGCACTGCAGCAGCAGCAACTGGCCTCTAGCCAAGCTGCCTACCAGGAGCAGGTACGACAGACCAACGCATTGAGCAGGGCATACATCCCAACAGCAGAGGCCACCGCTACTGCTCCTGCGTTGGGTGACAGCCGAACAGCGACGACTGGCAGCAGCTACACCAACAACTCCACCTTGTCGTCACTGTCAATCTTGAGTGATGCCAGCCTGATGGCACCCAGCCTTGTCGGCTTGCAAATCGCCTGATGGAATCCACCGCTCAATCCCGCTGGAAAGAACTGGAGCTGTACCGCTCTCTGTACCTGCGGCGTGCTGTTGACTGCAGCAGCCTCACCATTCCAACCCTGATCCCCGAGTCGGATCAGAACCAGGGCTGGACGGGTGAGCAGTACAACTCCATCCCCAGCCTGTACCAAGGCGCTGGTGCCAGGGGGGTGAGCAGCCTCAGTGCCAAGTTGCTGCTGGCCCTGCTGCCACCCAGCCAACCGTTCTTCCGGCTGACCATTGATGCCGGCAAGATCCGTGACTGGCTGGAGCAGCAGGGCGGTGATCGAGAGAACGTGCTGACCCGGCTGGATCAGCTGCTGAGTTCCATCGAGCGTCAGGTCATCCGCCGGCTGGATCAACTGCAGGCACGCAACGCTGTGTTTGAGGCGATCAAGCACCTAATCGTTGGCGGCAATGCCTTGCTGTACGTGGGCAAGGAGGGCATTCGGATGTACAGCCTGCGGTCATTCGTGGTTGACCGTGACCCCGAAGGCAACGTCACCGAGATCGTGGTGCGTGAGCAGGTGGCCGAGAAGTACATGCCGGTGCCGGAGCCGGATGAGACGGACAGCGATCACGATGGTGATGACCGGGAGGATGTGTACACGCACATCACATTGAACAAGTCGCCAGCGGATCCACAGAAGGATCGGGTTGAGTGGTACCAGGAGTACGACGGCAAGAAGCTACGTGGTACTGCTGGCTTCAGCCGGTTCGACACCAACCCCTGGCTGCCGCTGCGCCTGCACCGTGTGGCTGGTGAGAGCTATGGCCGCGGCCTGGTGGAGCAGGTGATCGGTGATCTGCAGAGCCTGGAGAGCCTGACCAAAGCGATCGTGCAAGGCAGCCTGATTGCTGCCAAGGCGATCGGTCTGGTGAACCCGAACGGTGTGACCAGGGCTGACGTGCTGGCCCGCGCTGAGAACGGGGCAATCGTTGCAGGCAATGCAGCTGACGTTGAGTTCCTGCAGGTACAGAAGACCAATGACTTCAGCACAGCATTGTCAGCAATGCAGATGATCGAGCGTCGTCTGCAGTTCACGTTCCTCACCAACGAGGCAGTGCAGCGTGATGCGGAACGGGTGACAGCTGAGGAGATCCGGCTGATGGCTGAGCAGCTGGAGCAGGGGCTGGGCGGTGTGTACAGCGTGCTGTCCACTGAGCTGCAGCTACCCCTGATCCGGCGGGTGATGCACATGATGGAAGTCACTGGTGATCTGCCGGAGATCCCCAAGGGATTGGTCGAGCCTCAGGTGACGACAGGCCTGGAAGCTATTGGTCGCGGCAATGACAAGCAGCGACTGACCACGTTCCTGCAGACGGTGGCAACCAGCATTGGACCTGAACAGTTCCTGCAGTACATCAACCCGAGCGAGTTGATCCGGCGGTTTGCTGCAGCCGATGGCATTGACACTGCTGGCCTGGTGAAAGACGAGCAGCAACTACAGGCTGAGCAAGCACAGATGCAGCAGGCTAATGTTGCTGGGCAACTGGCACAAGGAGCAATCCAGAGTGGAGCAACGTCGCCGCCGCAACCCAGCGGAGGAACAGCTGGCGGAAGTGATCAGGCAGCAACAGCCCTCGCAACCAGTGGAATCCCCCCAGCAGGAGCAGGTTGAGAAAGGGATGCACCATCAGCCACTACCTGATGGTGGCCACATGATCATCCGCGATGGCTTCAACCATGTCTGAAGTTAACTTTGCGAGTGAGAGCGGTAGCCCTGCTGAGGTTGCCGCTCAGGTTGAGGAGACCGCCAAGGTTGATGCAGCCAGGGCTGAGCTGTACGACGAGACGACTGGGGATTCTGGTCTGATCCTGGGCAAGTACCAGACCACTGAGGATCTGGCCGCGGCGTACCAGAACCTGCAGCGTGAGTACAGCAGGCTGAAGAGCGGCCAGGCTTCGGTGCAGGAGCAGCCTGTTGACAATCAGGTTGACAATGCCGAGCCGGAAGCGGACAAAGAAGTCGAGGCCGCACCAGTCAAGGTTGATGCTGAGCGGATCCAGCGGCAGATCTTTGATCAAGCTGGTGGTGAAGCTGAGTACCAGCGGCTGGCTACCTGGGCAGCACGGAGCCTGCCGGCTGAACGGACCAATGCCTATAACAAGGCGCTGGAAGCGGGTGACGAGGGTGCCATCCTGAATGCACTCAAGGGTTTGCAGTACGACTACATGATGCAGAACGGCTATGAGCCGAGGCTGTCAGGTGGCCGCGCTCCAAGCACTGAGACCAAAGCGTATGCGTCGAAGTACCAGATCCAACAGGCAATGTCGGATCCACGGTATGAGCATGATGCTGGGTATCGGAAGGATGTGGAGCGGCGGATTGCTGCGACCCCTGACGCATTGTTTGGTCAGTAGATCCTGCGCTATAAGTTGGAGCAGATCAACCAACCAGTGGTCTGCTCCTGGGCCGGTGCGCCATACCCCAGTGATGCGACGTTGGTGAAGGCAGAGGCCTCAATGGTTTATCAACCACAAACCATTCATCAACAAGGAGACCGAAGGTGGCTGCACCTGACGTAACACTGTCAAGGCCCGGTGTAATCAACAACGACTCGGGCACTTGGGCCAAGGACAATGCTCTGTTCCTCAAGGTATTCAGCGGTGAAGTGCTGACTGCCTTCGCTCGGAACTGCATCTTCGATGGCCTGGTTCAGACCCGCTCGATCCAAAATGGAAAGAGCGCCCAGTTCCCGGTGACGGGCCGCTTCACGTCGCGGTACCACACGCCCGGCAAGATGATCGAAGGCCAGGGCAACATGGCCCAGAACGAGGTCGTCATCAAGATCGACGATCTGCTGATTGCCGACGCTGCGATCTATGACCTGGATGAAGCCAAGGTCCATTTCGACATCCGCTCGATCTACTCAACCGAGCTGGGCAGGGCCATGGCCCGCGCCTATGACCAGCGTCTGGCACGGGTGATCACCCTGGCTGCTCGCACCAGCACCAGCGACCTGACCGCCAACCTGCCTGCTGGCCTGAGCCCCGACGATCCGTACCGCGTTGGCACCCGGATCGACATCAACAAGGCGACTCCTACCCCGGATGACCTTGTTGCTTCTGTGTTCGCTGCCGCCCAGGCACTGGACCAGAAGGACATCCCCGCCGATGGCCGTGTGCTGGTCTGCTCTCCTGACGTGTACTACACGTTGATCCAGAGCACCCGCGCTGTGAACTTCGACTTCAACCAGCAAGGAGCCAATGGTTCCTACAAGGAGGGTCAGATCTCCAAGCTGGCTGGATTCACCATCCTCAGCAGCAACCACATCCAGCAAGGTAACTATGTTGCCAAGGCTGGTGAACAGGGCTACACCTTCGGTGGTGCTGACACGGTGTTGTCGTCTGTGGACATGAGCAAAACCAAGATGCTTGCGTTCCAGAAGGGTGCAGTCGGTGTAGTCAAGCTGCGTGATCTGTCTATGCAGATGACGGGTAATGACTACAACGTGATGTACCAGGCAACGCTGATGGTGTCGCGGATGGCGTATGGCGCTGGCCCGCTGCGGCCGGAGGCGTGTGTTGAAATTCACAACGGTTGATGATAAAGCAACTGCTTTTCATCTGCCGGATTTGGCCTTGCCTTGATCTGGATTAACCGTCTCAGTCATTGGCAAAATGGGGGCAGCGATGCCCCCTTTTTTCATGGCAACGACAATCACCACGATCAATCCGCCGTCCACCAAAACGGCACTGCCTTGGAACTGGCAAGACCAGCAGGGCATCGACCCCCTGGCTAGCCAGCCCACTGTTACCTTTGTTGCTGGGCTGGCCACTGGCTCCCGTGCTGACGGCGGCTCTGTGTCGAATCCCCCGACCTACACAGTGGCTGGCGTCAACGGAATCGCTGGTCCCGGTGGCGCCCAGGCCAACGGCGTGAAGCTGGCCTACCTGGCAGCTGGCCGCAGCCTGACTGTCACCGGCAACGGCACCAGCGGCGCTACTGCCAAGACCGGCCTAGCTACCACAGGCGGCGGCGGCACTGGTCTGACTGTTGACCTCGTTGCTGCTGGCGGTGTGGTTGTTGGCGCTGTGGTGAAGAACCCCGGCACTGGCGCTTACAAGATTGGCGATGTGATCACCGTGGCCAAGGCGACGTCTGCCACTGGCACTGATGTGACCCTTGTGATCTGATGACTGAACTCGATGCCGTCAATGTGTTGCTGAGCATCATCGGTGAATCACCGATCGATCAGCTCAGTGACATCACGGTGAACGAGATCACGGATTCGACCCTGGCCAGGAGAACCCTGGCCGAGGTGAGCCGTGATGTCCAAGCCGAGGGATGGGGTTGGAACACCGACCTCAACGTGCCGCTGATCAAGGACAGTCAGGATCAGTACCTGCTGGAGTCGAGCACGCTGGCAGCGATCTTCTCACCCAACCGCTACCCCGATGGGCAGTACGTCCAGCGTGGGAACAAGGTGTATGACCGGGTGAAACGGACCTTCGCCTGTGGCGTTGGTCGAGATGATGCCTTGATTGTGGATCGGATCATCTACCAGTTGAACTGGGATGAGCTGCCACACCTGGCACAGCAGTACATCGTGATCAGGGCTGGTCGGATCTTCAGCGATCGGTACCTGAACAGCAACGCGATCTACGTGTACACCGCACAGGATGAGGAGTACGCCCGCGCCATGTTGATTCGTGGCGAGGAGCGGGGGATGCAGAACAACCTGCTGTGGGGCAATGACCGCGGCATGGGCCAAGGGATGGGATACATCCCAGCTGAGGGACTTCGTTACCGGAACACCTGATGGCACGCAAGACCAGGCTTCTCGCCACCCGCAACCCGCCGGCTTCTCTGGTCCAGGGTTCGATGGACACGTTGACTCAGGGGGTGAGCCAACAGCCGGCTCACCTGAGGCAGGCCGGTCAGGGTGAACGCCAGGTCAATGGCTGGAGTTCTCCGGTCAATGGCCTGGCCAAGCGGAGGCCGACGCAGTACGTGGGTCGGATCATCCCATTTGCGGTGGAGGACTTCTACCTCGAGACGATGCCGGTTGCGACGGGTGAACGGTATAGCGTGTTCATCTACAACAACAACGGCAAGACTGATCTGCAAATCTTTCAGGGGAACACACCCTGCAGTGTCGATGTCCATGGTGCCGGGCTGACGACGACTGCTTCCCCAGGTGGCACCATCATCGAAGGTACAACGGCCAGCTATCTCTACAACGTAGCTGGGTTGTACAACAAGTATGCACTGATCAACAACGGACCCTTTGGCCTGCTGCTGAACAGGGAGAAGGTGACGGCCATGGATGCTGCTACGACAGCAGCACAGCCAAAGGAAGCCCTGATGTTTGTTCAGGGTGTGTCGTATGAGATCACGTACACGATCACGTTGAACGGCACGGCGCTACCGGTGTACACCACCCCGAAGGCCACTGATACCAGCAACGTCATCAGCACCGATCTGGTGGCCACCGAGCTGGCCAACCGAATCAATGCAGTGGCTGGGTTCACAGCAACCAAGCTGAACAGCGTGGTGCTGGTGAAGCGTGCTGATGGCGCTGACTTCACGTTGAACCTGGCTGACGGCCGCAGCAACACAATGGCCCGGTCGTTCAAGGGATCAGCTGCCACGTTCACTGGCTTGCCAACGGTTGGGCCGAATGGCTTCCTGCTGAAGATCGAGCAGGATCCATCGACCACCACCGATGACTACTGGGTCAAGTTCGCCACCAGGGATGGCGCTGCCTTTGGTGATGGCAGCTGGCAGGAAGCTCCTGCCCCTGGCGTGCCGTACAAGTTGAACGCGGACACGCTGCCACTGGTGGTCTACCGGAAGGCACCGAACGTGATCTTCGTGGGGCCAGCCGATGGCGCTACCAGGACGCTGACAGTGGGTGGCACCACGTACAGCTACACGTTCCCGAAGTGGGGTGAACGGACAGCTGGCGATCTGCTGACGTTGCCGAACCCTGGCTTCGTGGGGAAGGCAATCAAGGATCACGGGCTGTTCCGCAGCCGGTATGTGGTGATTGCCGGGGAGTCGGTGACGTTCAGTGAGGTTGATCAGATCTTCAACTTCTTCGGGGACACGTCAGCCCAGGTGTTGGAGACGGATCCGATTGATGTGCGTGCTGTGTCTGAGACCAGCATCGGGTTGAACTGGATGCTGCCGATTGACGAAAGCCTGCTGGTGTTCAGTGATAAGTCACAGTTCCAGGTGAGGCCAGCCGATGCGGATGTATTGACACCACGGACAGCGGTGTGCCTGCGACTGAGCAACATCGAGATGAATGCGAACATCAGGCCAAAGATCGCTGGACCGAATGTGGTGTTTGCCACGAATGAGTATGGCTATACCGGGTTCAGGGAGTATCAGTTCTTTGACACGCAGCAACGCAGGCTGGGGCTGAACCTGGGCGGCAGCTTAAACATTACCTTGAATGTACCCAAGTACATCAAGGGGCTGGCAACATTGTGGGATGTAGGCGAAAGTCTGGATTACTTCGTCTGCCGGACGCCTGATGATCGCAAGAAGCTGTACGTCTACAAATACCTGTGGCAGTCAGGGCAGGGCAGCCTGTACAAGCAGCAGTCCAGCTGGAGTGAATGGACCTTCGACGGTGACATCCGGTGGGTGCGGTTCTTCGACAACCAGTTGTGGATGGTGATGACGTACCCAGATGGGACGTACACGGTGAAGCTGGAGTCGGAGGAGCTAGATGATCTGAGCCGGCCGTATGTGTACCTGGACCGCCAGCTGAAGTATCCAGAGCCTGTGCTGCTGGCCCCGAGAACAACGACCGTGGCAGCCAGCTACGACCCGGATACCAGGACCACCACGTTCACGCTGCCGTACCAGATGCGAAGCACAACGGATGTGGTGATCAGGTTCGACAACACGAGGAACCAGGGGCTGGTGCTGGGCACCGCCAGCAGCGGGAACAAGATTGCTTGCTCTGTCCGTGGTGACTGGACAGGCGACAAGGTAGTGGTTGGTGCCCGGTACAAGTTTGAGTATGAGTTCACCACGGCGTACAAGCCAAGCCGTGATCAGGCCAGACAGAAGGTGATCGGTGACATCCATGGCCGCTTGCAAGTGGCGACCTGGACGCTGTTCCATTCAGACAGCGGCAGGTATGACGTGGTGATCAAGCGGAAGAACAGGAAGAACGACAGCCGCCATGAGTTCTGGGGGCGGATCGTCAACGTGGATTCCAACAGGCTGGATACACCACTGCATGTGTTGAGCAGTGGCAGCTTGCGGGTGCCGGTGTACTCACGCAACACCGAATGCAGCGTCACTGTTGAGAGTGACTCCTGGTTGCCATTGACAATACCGGGGGCATCTTGGGAAGGTAACTACACTGATCGCGCAAGGAGCATGGGCTGATGGCAATCGGTGCAATCATTGGTGCCGTCCTTGGGATTGGCAGTTCCATCCTTGGCGGCAGGGCACAGCAGCAGCAGGCTGACGCTCAGAACGCTGCACTGAAGCAGCAGGCAGAAGCCCAGTACAAGCGGGCGATGCAGGAATGGGAGATCGGCTTTGTCAAGGACATGGCCCAGTGGAACTGGGATACAGCTCGGGTTGAGCAGCTTCGGTTCAACGAGAGACAAGCCGAAGCGGACTACAACGTGTACACGGGGCGGATGATCAATGCCGCCATGAAGAACCTGGAGATCAACCAGGGCGCCCTGTACGACAAGTACGTGACAGAGGAAGGACTGAGAGGTACTCAGGTTGGCCTGGAATACGGAGCCGTCACTGGCAAGCTGGGCGCCGAGAGCACCGAGATGTTGCGCCAGTACCTGGGGCAGGTGAACCAGGCTGCGTTGGCCAGCAGCGCCGCGGTGTCGAAGCTGACGGGTGAAACCCAGGAACTCCTGGGCAGCATGGCGCTGGATCAACAACGTGATCAGCTGGGCTGGCAGGTGGCGCAGATCGCAGGGATGGCAAAGGACGCCGAAGCCAGGGGTGTCTCAGTGGTACGCCAGGGTGGCGGCGCTACGTCTCAACGGTTGGCTACGGAGTCAGCGAAGGATCTGGGCAGGAAGTACGGGGAGATGGTGCTGAAGAGCCAGGACCGCGGGATGCGGATGGAGTTGATGAACCGCACGATGAACAGTGATGTCAGCAGGCAGCTAGCCAGCAATGCACTGCAGATGCAGGACACGGCAGACAAGATGAAGTACACCAACCTGCGGTACATGGCGGACTATGACACCACGAAGCAACAGCTAGAGAAGCTGACGATTCCAAGCTTCGACCTGGCCAGCAACCAGTACGGCCGTGAGCTGTCAGCACTGAGGCTGCAGACGCAACAGGTGCTTGATCAGGCGAGTATGCCGTACCGGAAACAGGAATACTTTGATCCGCTCATTCCGATCAAGGGCCTGAAGCCTGAGATGCTGACACCGACTTATGCGACAGGGCCCAGCGCTGCAAGCATTATCGGTAACAGCATCCTGAGTGGCTTCCAGAATGCAATGCAGTTCAGCTACCAGAAACAAGGTGGTGGCATCGGCTTCTATTGAGCTATCATTGACACTGTTCAACAGTGTTACCAATGGCTCCACTGAAAGGCAAAGCGTTGCTTGAATACCTTGCCGATCGCCAGGGCGAGAACCGCGACAAGGTGATCGAAGGCGCCGGCTACGTCACCAAGCGCAGCGGCAAGCTGAGCCTGCAGCGCACCAAGTTCTTTGAGGCTCTGGCCGCGGCCAATGGCCATGAGCTTGGCCCTGTGTTCAACGACCGTGCCGAGGGCTTCGGCAAGGAAGCAACCTATCGATTGAAGGTTGGCCCGAAGGGTCTGGTGCCGGTGAGCCGTGCCTACACGGAGCAGTGCGGAATGAAGCCCGGCAGCTACGTCACGGTGATCATCGAGGAAGGATCCATCGTGCTTGAGCCGGAAGAAGCAGCAACGCCAGCTGCACGTCCACCTGTTGCATCGCTGGCAAGTGTCGCCTAGTGTCAATGTTGACGTGAAGGCACGGGGGCTTCGGCCCCCTTTTTCATGACCATCCAAGACATCCTCTTCACCCCCGAACGCTGGCGTCAGTTCTTTGAGAACTACAAAGGCGAACCCCAGCAGGTGGCTGGCATCGAGGAACTACGCCAAGCCATCTGCCAGTCAGACCCTGGCCTGCTCACGGAATCCGCCAGCTGGGTGGCCAACTACCACAAGCCCCAGCCCAAGCCCGCCTGGCCCATCAGCAAGGAGCAGTTGGGGCATGTGATGGGCTGCC